GTTAATGAACGCCTTGAAAAGGAGAGGGAAAAACAATCCCACTTTATTGATAATCAAAGGAAAAAAGGAATTAAAAGCGGAGAAAAGAGAGTGAACCACGGTTCAACCACGGTTAAACCGAAGCCTCAACCGGAAGGCAACTCTTCATCTTCTTCTTCATCTTCACCTTCAAAGAGTAGCTTAAAAGAATCATCTGAACCGTTCCGGTTGCCCTCAAAAGAAGAGCTAGAAAACTTCTCAAAACCAAAAATCATAGAAACCATAGACCGGGCCGCCGATGAGCTTTACGAAAAAAAAATATGGCTGAAGGTTCATGCCTACAAAAACGCCATGCTGAAAAGGGGGTGCAACGAAAGAGCCGTCTTGAAATGCCTAATGCGCTGCTTGATACGCCCCCCAGATAATCCATGGGCGTACTGCTGCACAATCATGAAACAGGATGATGGGAATTTCAATGCAAGAGATTACGAAAAAGATCACGGATGACGCAATAAAAACCTTCGGGCCAGTCATTGAACAGATGGCCAGTGAGGGGTGTGATCCGGAGAAAATAGTCAACGCCTTTGGTAATCACGTGAGGGCAAAAACAATAGAGTTTTACCGGAAACCCGCATTTATTTGCATAGATAAGTTAGTTAATGCGGTGATTGAGAAACCAGCCGACAGTAAAGCCGAACAAATATTACTCATGATGCTGTCAGACAACGACATTAAATGTATATTCCAAAGAAAAATAGGGCCTTACACAGCTGATTTTATCGTAAATGAAAGGGTGATTATCGAGCTGGATGGGCCACACCATCACAGTGAAAGCATGGTGAAACACGACACAAGCCGGGACGTGTACTTAAGGCGCATGGGCTACGAAATTATCAGAATACCAATATGGGCACTATCAACAAATACCGACGCAATTATTGAAGAAATACGGGAAGCGTCAATAATTAAGAAACCTCCCAGGAAACCCAGGACGAAAAAAACAGGGTGAGAATATGGGTGGCGAAACGTTTAAGGACATCGGATATAGGGGGCCTATGGAAGCGAAAACGTACAAGATCAACCCAAGAAAGGAAAAATATAATGAATTTATGCGCATCCGGTACATCAAAGGGCTTTTAAAAGGGGAAACCCGCCGCCTAAACGCCGAGATAGCGCAGGATTTAATAAACCGGAGATATGCGGTTAACATCAATGAGGTTTTACAGCCAGAGGAAGAAAAAGATGATCTGCCGTTTTAGCCGTTGGATAATCATAATCCTCTGCGCCGATCTGATTATCTGGCGGGTCGGGGAATTGATGGGGTGGTGGTGAAATGTGCGAAACGTCGCTTTTACGGACAGCCAGAGAAGAGCTTGATGAATTATTTGCGGCGTATGAGCGGTGCAGGTTCCATTCTGGATATGAGAAAATATCAATAAAGGTCCAGACCTGCAATGGGGATGTTGAATTTTTAGCGGACCCCGGCGGCCCGGTAGAGATTAGGGTAACTGATAACTTTTGGTCTGATATGTTGGGCGGGTGGAAGCCGTTTCCGGCGTGAGGGGCTGTTAAATGAACTGCCACCAGTGCGAGCAATACAATCACGGAGCGGGGCAAAAGGTATGCCTATCATGCCCTAAATATAAGGATATCCAAAAGAAATCAGCTAAGCGCAAAACTATTAAATGTGAAATCCTCCCCCAGGCGCTGCTTGAGCAATTCCCGGATGATCGGGACGAAAAGGGGCTTATTGATGGGGTGAGAAACCTGCCAAGTGTGCAAGCTACAATAATATCAATGCATTATTTTATCAACCTGCCATTCATAGAGATTGCTGAGATTCTAAAGATGTCTCGGCAATCAGTATCGGAAAAACATTCCCAGGCACTACGGGCGCTCAGAGCGCTCAGAGAGATTTAAAAAGGCCCGCTAGGCGAGCCGGGCCGGGGTGGTTATTTGCCTTCTGCGCGGGAGATGGACTCTTTCATTCTCCTGATATCCAATCTAGCCGCTATGTTATTCGGGTCTGCGGCCGCAACTACTTGCAATGTAATTAAGGCAATTTGGCACGCCTCCAAAAGCTCCGGAGCGGCGGCGATCAAGCGGGCATTGCCCATATTGCATACTGCTTCACAGATATTTTCTTCCGGGTGGTTAAGTGGATATATGATGTTCTCATTTTCCAATTTTGACACAATCCACGGTCCCGGCGTGTGCTTATTCATTACTACCCTCCTTTCGTACACCCTTAACCCCAGTCCGGTGCAAATATTGTTTACAGTTCGGGCAACTCTTCGGGTTGGCCTTGCGGGGCTCCCATTCGTAGCCGCATTTAGGGCAGGTGCAGGTTTTAGGCTTCATTTTCTGCCTCCCATTCCTCCGGAATACCGGTGTAATCAAGGATTGCATGGGAATTCCCGTTTTCCCAACCCTCTTTGTAATCCTCAATGCTCTCATCACCAAACCAAGCATCAATGAGGTCATCCATGTTTTGCAGATGTCCGGGATAGAGGACGCAATTTTCAAATCCGCCCTGGCTATAGCTCATAATAACAAGCGTGGCGGGGATATCGTTGATCGTTACATGGTAGCCGATCAACTCCGAGGCATTGGGCGTCTCTCCTTTGGCATCCCCGATCCACTTATCCGGGTTATCCTTGCCCCATTGCACCAGCTCATCCCACCAACAATCTGCGTATCTGTGGGCGCCTCCGGTGCTGTTTCGTGTCCCATCGGGCGGGGGAAGCTCGATTTCCGTCGCGTTTGCGGCGTTTACGAATTCCATAGTATTGCTCAGGTGTTGCGGGTTATTGATGTCCATGATCGTTCTCCTTTCGGTTTGGGTTTGTGATCCGTTTTATGATTATTATGAGCATAGAGTATGCCAATTAGGTTGTGAACAGGCCCATGAATGGGCTAACTACCCGATTATGCGTCCTATAATATATTATTATGATAATTATTAACAGGTATGGATAACGGTGGAATCCGTGATTCTCACAGGATAAAAAGTATACACTTTCGGGGAATCATCAAGGAAATTATAGGTTAAGGTAACTTTGAAAATCACGGGAAAATCTGGAATTATCACGGATGGGCAATCCTGAAGCCCAGCTTTACATAAAAAATAAATGTTTCTGAATGAAATCAAAGCCATATATCAAAAGAGGTTTACACGGCTTGCTACATAGAGAATAAAAGGGGAATTAAAAAATGGGCACCATCCACCTTGGAGGGCGACAGCCCGACCCCGCCCTTAACCGGGCGGCAAATACAGCAGACCCAAACCCGATAGCAAACATAAGATCCCCGATGCCTGGACAACGCAAGCCGAGAGGCGGACACCAGCCGGGACCAGCCCGGAATATACACCGGGCCTGAACATAACCGGAAACGCGGTGACGATATGGCACGACCCCCAAAAGTGGCACCCAACTCAGAGGCGAGTTCCACGAGCCTGCCCCCCGCAGGGGATCGAAAAAAACAGAACCAGCCAAAAACACAACTCAGTAAATCAAAATCAGACCTCAGAAGGCGGGGTAGAATCATAGCAAAATCACTCCTTGAAGGGAAGTCAACAACACAGGCCTGTAAAGATGCCGGGTATTCAGATAGTTACGCAAAAACCCGCCAAGACGATATCATCGGAAACCCAAAGATTCAGCAATCATTTCACCAGATTCTCGATGCAGCCGGCCTCACCGATGATCACATCGCCGCCCGGATTAAAGAGCTAAGTGCGGCAAAAGAAACAAAGTTTTTCTCGGATAAGGGAATTGTGATCGAGACTAGAGAAGTCGAGGCCCTCGGAATCCAATCAGACATGGTGCAATTTGCCGCACGGCTCAAGGGACACTTGGTTGACAAATTGGAACATTCGGGTGGAATAGATCTCACAGAGAGGTTAAAAGCTGCCCGCGAGAGATTGGCGAAAGTGGGGCGCAATGGGTAATTCAGCACATCCTAGCCTGTTGATAAAAAAGTTATCAACCTATCAACATCCTATTGATAACTTCCTCCACCAAGTAAATCAATCACTTATAATCAGAAGTAGACATAAAATGGGATACATAATAGCTCTTATGAGACATTACTTGTTGATAGTGGAGTGATCAACCCATAAATGGCGAAAATTGACAAAGCGGAAAATGAGCTCATAGACCAGGTCTGCACGATGGTGCACGACCCGCTGTCATACGTCTATTTCGCGTTTCCCTGGGGGACAGGGGAACTCGCAAACGAGGACGGCCCTGATGATTGGCAGGTAGAGATCCTGACGGCTATCGGCAATGGCCTAATTACCCCGGAAGAGGCCATCCAGATCGCCGTCGCTTCAGGGCACGGGATAGGTAAGAGCGCCCTCGTCTCATGGATCATCCTGTGGGCAATGAGCACGTGCGAGGACTGCAAGGGTGTCGTCACGGCCAACACCGAGACCCAGTTAAAAACAAAGACCTGGGCTGAGCTATCAAAATGGCACCGGTTGGCTATCAACCGCCACTGGTTCACCATGACCGCCACGTCATTGTTCTCGGTCGATCCCAATCACTCCAGGACATGGCGGATCGATCAGGTTCCGTGGAGTGAAAAAAACACAGAGGCATTCGCCGGTCTGCATAACAAAGGCAAGCGGGTGCTTCTCCTGTTTGATGAGGGCTCTGCAATCCCCGACGTGATCTATGAGGTTTCCGAGGGGGCCCTGACCGATGAGGGGACTGAACTGATTTGGTGTGTGTTTGGCAACCCTACCCGCAATAGCGGCCGGTTCAAGGAGTGTTTCGGGAAGTTCCGCCACCGATGGGTAACGCGGCAGATCGATAGCCGGGATAGCCGGCACACCAACAAAGAAAAAATCCAGGAGTGGATTGACGACTACGGACTCGATAGCGATTTCGTAAAGGTCCGTGTTCGTGGGATATTCCCGTCCTTGTCGATGCGCCAGTTTATCAGCGTGGATGATGTTGATAAGGCGTATGGGCGAGAAGTGCGGATTCAAGAGTATTCCTTCGCCCCAAAGATCATCACTTGTGACCCTGCGTGGGAAGGGGACGATGAATTGGTCATCGGTATGCGTCAGGGGATTAAGTTTGAGATCATGCGTGTGATCCCCAAGAACGATAACGACATGCAGGTCGCGTCCATCATCGCTGACATTGAGGACACCATTAATGCCGATGCCGTGTTCATCGATGCCGGGTACGGGACGGGCATTTACTCGGCCGGTAAGTTGCTCAAGCGCATCAACTGGCGACTAGTTTGGTTTGCGGAGAAGCCCTTGCGGCCCGGGTGCCTGAACAAGCGTGCGGAAATGTGGAAGGCGATGCGGGACTGGCTCAAGGAGGGCGGCAGCATCCCCAAGGATACCGTGCTCTATAACGATCTAATCGGCCCCGAAATGATCCCGCGCGGTGACGGAATCCTCCAATTAGAGGCCAAGAAGGATATGAAAAAGCGCGGCCTGCCGTCTCCTGGGCGCGGGGACGCCTTGGCCCTGTCGTTTGCCTACCCCGTTCACCAAAAAGGAAGAGCATTGACGAAGGGCCGTCAAGCATCTGGCTTCTCCAACTGGCAGAACCGCCACGTTCCCGATGCGCCGGGCGGATATGTCGAGGTGAGGGCATGAGCACCGTCTACACGACCGAGCCCAAGAAAAAGCAGGTCGTTTTTCACGGATGTCGCCGGAACGAGCAAGGGGAAGCCATATCCTACATTTCCCCGTCCGGCTACCCCTGGGAGGCGACCGTTGCGGATATCGTGCCGAAAGACAGAGATTCGGTTGTTACTATTGAGTGGGAGGAATAATGCCAGAGCAGCCCAACAAAATGATCCGCGTCCCATCGCATAAGACCGTCGAGGATGGTTTTTCATACGAGCCGCCTGCCCGTTGCCATTACTGCGAGCAGGATTTGCGCCCTACAGAGTGGCCTGATGGTAGTTTTGGCCCCTATATCACAATCAGGATGCCTATTCCTGGGATCGCCCTCTATCAGTGCACCAAATGTTCGCACATTATGGGCAACATCTATGCGGCGGAAAATCTTCAGCGGCTCAAAAAGTTGCAGAACGAGGCGACGATTTTACAGCCGCCGGAAAGCAGGATTATTAAGCTAAGTTCTTAGGAGGTTAATATGGCCGGAACCGTGACAGTAACAAGCATGAGTAATCCGTTTGCTCGGGATGGAGAAAACAAGATCGTCATTGATTGGCTGTCCACGGTGGGTGGCGCGGCAAGCGGGGCGCTGATGAGCCTGTATTCTGCGGCGGCCCTTGCGAAGTTCGGTTATTCGACCCCGCAGCCGTCGAAGATCACCGGGAAACTGGTAAAGGTGGAGACAATCCCCGGCCTGAACGGAGATCTTGCAACGACCCTGCCGACGGCCGCCTATGACCTGACGCTGCTCGATTCTTATGGCCAGGACATCGCCGCTGGGTATGTGAAGGACCGAAGTGGCACGGTAGCCGAAGAGTATATTCCGGTTCAGCCGATCGCCCTGGACGACGATATAACGCTGACTATCGCCAATGCCGGGGCGACGACTACGGGGCGAGTGATACTGCATTTCAAATGCTGACACAGGAGACAATCTTTATGAGAATGCTGAATGACCGGATTTTAGTCAAGCGGACTGAGGCGGCGACCGTCACGAAGGGAGGGATAATCATCCCTGATAGCTGTCAGGAAAAGGGTATGACCGGCACTGCGATTGAAGTCGGAAAGGGCAAACTCCTGGATAACGGAAAGCGTGCACCTATGGAAGTCAAGGTCGGTGACGTAATAATGCACGCGAAATATGCCGGAATGGAGGTCGAGATCCAGGAAGAGAAGTTTCTTATCCTGAGCGAAAACGATGTGTGGGGGATACTGTGATGAAGAAGAAAGAGAAGGAATTTAAAATACCCAAAATTATGGCGGGTGTTCCGGACGGGAAGGTGACGGCCACGGAAGCGTTTTTGAACGTGGTCCAAGGCCCGACCGAAACCTGGAACAAGATTTGCCGCACCTATGTCGAGGGCCCGGGCGGGGCCCAACACCTTGCCGAGATCCAGCAGAATGCGGCGACCAAGGAAATCCGGGCGGTGAAGGTATGATTACGGTTACAACCGATTGCGACAAGCGGGAAGAACATCAAGACGTTTTCGCATTCCGATTCGGACGGGGAAAGATTGGATGATTTTATTTATGAAATAAAAGGTTATGCCAAGAGACTTAATGGTCACGATCTTTGCCTAGATTGTTCAGCAAAACTGAACAATCTTATGTTCCGTACCGAAAGGCGGCATAAAGAAGAAAAAGCGGCACTAGAAAAGGAATTTTTCAATCCGCCGCCTCCGGAACCGCCCCTAAAGCCGCCCCCGAAGCCGCGCCTACCGTCTAGGTTTAGGATGATGGGTACATGGTTTGGAGCGGAGAAGCGGTTATATTCATAACGGGAAAGGTTAAAAAGGTCTAGCCATGCCGACCCCCGAAAAAGGAGAAAGTAGGTCCGATTACGTCAGCCGGTGCGTGCAGACCTTGAAGCATGAGGACCCGAATAGGCCATTAAAGGAATGCCTAGGTCAGTGTTACGGGATGTGGTCCGAAGCGCATAAGGACAAGAAAGAGGGCGAGAAGAAATGACCTTCACGATGGAACAGCTTAACGACGCCTGGACGGACTATAGCCGCCTGAAGGTCGTGAAGTTCACGAAGGACAGCACGGAGAAATTCATTTACCTTGAGGGCCAGCGAATCAGCACAGAAGGTATGCTGCATCCGCAGACGGTTGACCTCAAGACGGTTATTTCATTCCCTGAATATCTGAGGACGAAATGGACGAAGAAGTAATAGCCTCCGTGAACAACGATTTAGATCAGGCCCCCGACAACAGGAAATTTCAGGCCCTTGTTGATCATTGCATGAAGCTCTACAAGGAGTTTAAGGAGTCTCCTTATCGCAAAGCCAAGATCGCCGAAATCGAGGAATCGCATAGGGTCTATGAGCAGAAGGCGGAAAAGGCAACGTTCCCTTGGAAGGATGCCGCTAACTATATCATGCCTTTTACTACCATTTCGGTGGACAATCTCGAACCTCGCCTTGTCGCCGGGCTGACCGGAACTGACCCTATTGTCGCATTCGATCAAAGCGCGTCCCCGAAGAAAGACCCGGTTATAACCAGAATCCAGGATGATTTCAACCGGGAGCTGAAGGACGTTTGCATGGTGGAAGACCTCGCAAGGAACACCGTGCACACGATTCTGCTTGAAGGGACCGCCTATCCCGTTCCGAAGTATGACAAGGAAAAACGGAAAGTCATTGATTTCAAATACGACCCGCAAACTCAAAAAGACGCGAACGGTGCTGATGTTCCGGTGCTTGATGAGAAAGGAAACGTTCAATCAAGCGGAAGGATTTCAATAAACGAAAACGGTGAGGCCATTACCGAAGAGCAAGAAACAACCGTCTTTGAGGGCGGGAAATTCGATTTCGTTCCTTTCAAGGACATTCTTTGCGCCGATGATGTAGGGACGCCGGAAGCCTGGGAGAAAGAGCCGGTTATCCGGATCGTACGCCCGACTTATGCGGAGTTAATGGGTAAGGTCGGAAAGCTCGGCTACGTCAATATCGGCAAGTGGCTGTTAGGCGAAAAGGCCGCCGCTTCACAGACTACCGAAAACGAGCAACAGACACCGGGGCAGAAACTAGACGATGCGGGAATCACGGGAAAAGAAACCATTGAGAGCATCGAGGTCCATCTTTCGTATCCCCTGCCGCTGGACAGCGAGGAGGAGCCGGAGAGCGACAAGCGGGAATCGTTTGAAGAGGACAAGATAATCGTCACGATTGCCCTTAAATCCGAAATAATGTACCGGCTTGTTCTTCAGCGGCAAATCAATTTCAGCAATGAAAAAATGATCAAGCGGGTTCGGTTGTTTCCGGAGATTGATCGGTCTTTCGGAACATGTCTTTACGGAAAAATAAAGTCTCTTCAGAACGGGGGGAGCGAACTATTCAACCAGATCGTCAATGATTCCACGATCAGAATGATTCCGTGGTATTTCTATGATGAGAATTCGGGCCTGAAAGATAAGAACGAGATCTTCCCTGGTGCGGGTGTCCCGGTTGAATCGATTGAGGGCATCAAGTTCCCCACCTTCGCCGGCGACCCCACCCGCCTGATTACCGTCTTTGAATCGGTCGTTACCTTCTGGGAACGCCTGACCAGCATCGCCGACCCGCAGATCGGCCGCCTTGCCGACAAAAAGGAAACTGCGACGGGAATCCTCACGGCTGTTCAGGAAGGGAATATCAAGCACAACTATCAGGCCAATACGTTTAAGGAGGAATTTCTTTCCGTCCTCAAGACCATGTATGACCTATATTATAAGAACATGCCCTACGACAAGACCATTGAGTTTGAAGGGCAAACGATTCTTTACCCCCGTCAGTTCATGCGGCGACAAGTGAAATTCAGGCTCACCGGGAGCACCGAGAAGGCGAATAAGCTACTTTCCCGCAAAGAGGCCGAAGATGTCCAGATGATGTACAACAACGACCCGATTATCGATCAAATCAAGATCAGGACCGACGTTCTGAAGCAATACGGGAAGGATGACCCGAAGGAATACCTGAATCCGGAAGTCAATCAGCTCATCGCGATTTTTACGGCCTTCCCGCAATTAAAACAGAAGGTCATGCAGATGGGTAAACAGATGCAGATGGAGGCCGAATTAAGTGGCGGAAAACCAAGACAGCCCCAGAAATCCGGAGTGGTTGCTCAGTAACGATTTTGCACAGTACCGCCATGCGGAGATAAAGGCGGGGGCGGCATTCTTTAAGAATGTGCTCCTGACGAAGCGCGACCCCGAGTATTTCAAGGGAGTGACGGACATGCTTCGGGAAATCGTCAAAGTGCCGCTTGATATGGCCCGGACGAAGGAAGAAAAAGAAAAGGCGAAGCTGTTGACCGAGGCGGCGTTTAATCAGATCGAGGCGAGCGTTCTTAGGTCGGTGATACTGGATGAGTGACGATCGCTTTTCGCAACTTATAACCGCCCTTATTCGGTCGGCGCTATTTTTAGTCAGTCTTCTGCGGAAGGTTGAGAAGGGGGAAAAGGTGTGAGTTTGGTAGAAATTATTGACGGCTTGAAGCTCGCTCCGAGAATTGGTCTTGATAAGGATGTCCCGGAAGGATCGAGATATATTATTATAAGCGATACGTTAACGCAGAAAATGATAGAAAGTCTTGAAGGTTTTCTAAAAGGATTAGGTGATCTTGCTATATTGAAATAATATTCATAACTCCCCGCCGCCTCTATAAAACGTAGCGGGTAAAGCCAAGAGCGCGTAGGCCTCCTTGGATCAGAACATCGATCCGGGAGGCTTTTTTATTTCGGTGCCAGCGTCCGAAACGCTGAGATCAAAGAAAGGAAATGAAGGTTATGGCAGATGAAGTTGAAACACCGGAAGTTGGTCTGACGATCAACGAAGGCCTTCCCGAGAAAAAAGAAGGCCAAGCCGAGCCCGAGAAGGGCGTTGACGATGTGGACGACCTTGTGACCGGGGATGACAACCCGGAAGGCAAGGAGACGCCAAAGAAGGAGAAAAAGGACGGAGAGGAGCCCCCTGCCGACAAGGGAGAAAAGAAAGTCGAGACTGCTGCGGAAAAGGCTTTGAGGGAAGAAAACGCAATCCTCAAGGAGAAGAAAAAGAACCTTGAAAGGGCACTCCACCAGGAACGGCAGGGGAAAAAGGCAACAGCGAAGGAAGGAAAAGACGAAACGCCGCTGAACGACGATCAGCTTATTCAGATTCTTCGGGATAACCCGGACCCTGAAACGCAGTTGCGGGTCGCTCGTTACGTCGCGAATCTGGAAGCCAAGAAGGCCAAGGATATCGCGATTGCGGATGTCGGCACCTCGCAGCGTAGTCGGGCGATGAATCAGTTTCTTTCTGAGAATTACCCGAGTCTCTATGAGGACGGATCGGAAACGAGGACCGATATTGACTCCGTAAAGGTCAATCTCGGTATCGTTGATCATCCCTATGGAGACTTTTTTGCGGTTGGCACCCGTGTCCTCGAAAACCTTTCCAAGATTACCAAGGACGCCTACGAGCGGGGCAAGCAGGATGCCCTCGCGGGAAAGGCGGAAGAGAACCGCGGGAAGAAAATCGAGGAAGCCAGCTTGACCCCCAAGGGCAAAGGCACCGGCGGAAAAAACGGCGTGGAAGGGCTGACAAAAGAGCAGCGAGAGACGGCGAAGCAAATGGGAATGACTCCCTCGCAGCTTAAAATCTACGCCCAACTAACCGGCAAGGCCGCCCGAACCGTATCTGTGGAGGACTAAGAATATGCAAGGACGCAGAATCAAAGAAGAACCGCCGAAAGGCGAGGCACCTGTGGAGACGGCAGAGAGTAGGACCGTCTTAACGTCGAACGAGGCCGCTATCGCCGCCCGTGTTTTGGCTGAAAGAGATGATTGGAAGTCCGTCAAGGAGAGTGACATCGGCGATTTCAAGATGGCCGACGATCCCTTTGCGCTTCCCGGACCCGCGAAGGAAATGAAGGCGGAAAAGCAGTTTGCTTTCCGCTGGATCTCCCGGACCCCGGAACGCATGGACGAGATGAGGACCAAAGACATTCCGTTCAAGTGGTGGGTCTGCAACGAGGTAAACACGCCGTTCCTCAAGGGGCATTTTGACCCGGTTTTGGGTTGTGTTTCCAAGTTGGACCAGATGCTCGTCTTTAAACCGTACTGGATGTACGAAAAGGAACAAGCGTTCAAAACCCGCACGGATAGGGAACTCCATAAGGGCGATTATCTCAAGGCCAAGCATGGCGAAAAGGTAGGCGGCGGGGAATTTGTTGAAGGAAACAAAATCGGAGGAAAGGACACCGTTTTCGACTTCGATCCGGAAAAGGAAGTGGAGGCGCGGACCGGAATCAAGCCGGAAGGTGAAGGGTTCTCCGAAGAGGAATAACGGAGGATTACCATGAGTAATAATGATGCACCCCATGGCTTCAAGCCTTGGGGAGTCTTGAAGCACGTAGGACGGTATGCCGTTCCCACGGCCCCCACGATCGGGTTCTATCACGGGGACATGGTGCAGGGATCGAACACGTTCATCTCCTGCACGAACGGGTACGGGACCATTCCCGAAGTCTATGACGCGGCGGTCATCGGGACCACTGAAGGAGATACGCGTCCGCTGTATGGCGCAATCGTCGGAATCGAGGACGAGGATGGCCTTCCCGTTTCCTACATCGCGGCTGGTGAGGTCGGGGATGGGACGGTTGCCGGGTATTTGCTCGTTGCCGATGATCCCGGCCAGGAGTTTGAGGCTCAATCGGATGGCGCTATCACGGCGGCCAACATGGACCTTAACCACGAGATCACGACCGTTGCCCTGAATGCGGGCAACACCAATACCGGCGTCTCCAAGCAGGAGATCGCGGCGGCTGGTTCGGCTGTCACGGCGACCATTCCGCTCCGCATTCTTCGGATGGCATATCCCGATGCGGATGTCATCACGGCGGCCGGTTGCCGGTTCGTGGTCAAAATCAACCCGGATTGCCATTATCAGGCAGACGGTCTGGCTATTTAAAGGAGGGGACTGACTATGTGGAACAGAGGACGTTTTGTCAATGAGATGGTCCCCGGCCTGTTTACCGTCACGGTTGATTCGTACGTCAACAAGAGAACGGAAAGCCAGGGAATGAAGCTGGTCACGGTGAAGACCAGCAAGAAGGGATACGAGGAGGATGCGATTCGGTCCGGCCTCGGGACTCCGGTGGAAAAGGGCGAAGGTGTCCCGATCAGCTATGACGTGCAGATCGGCGGCCCGAAGCAGAAATGGGCTCACAAGGTGTACGCGCTCGGCGTGCGGATCTCCGAAGAGGCCATTGACGACAACCTGTACGAGTTGAACGGCGGCGGGGAAGGCAACCTCAAGGAAATCTTCTACGACCTCGGGGAATCCATGGCGGACAACATCGAAGTCCGCATGGCCGTGTTTCTGAACTCAAGCACGGCGACGACCTATCACACGACTCGGTTTGGCAAGGCGCTTTTCGCGACCGATCACCCGCGCCTGGACGGTTCAACCTTCCAGAACTACGCGACCAATGCCGACCTCACATACTTGACCTACTGGTCCGTTCTGGCATCCGCCGAGAATCAGTACAACCAGCGGCAACAGCGAATCACCAAGAAGGTGGAAAAGGCGTGGGTGCCTCCGCAGGGCGAGCGGGCTATCCGGGAGATCCTGCATTCGACCGACCGCCCCGACACCGGAAACCGGGCCGTCAGCGCCATTGCCGACAGCAAACGCGGGAAAACTGAGATCGTTGTCTGGCCGCACATGACCGACACCGATATGTGGGTCCTGCAACTCAACGGCATGGGCATCGTCTTCTTCTGGCGGCGCAAGACCCGGTTCGCACGGGAAGGCGATTTCCAGACCGGCGACATGATGTGCAAGGCGGATCAGCGGTGGAGCGCGGAGATCAAGGACGAGCAGTGCTTCTACGGTAACATTCCTTAATGGAAGGAGGATGAAGCTATGAAGAGGTTTGTATTTATTAGCGTAATCCTCGCTGTTCTGATGACGGCATTTTCCGCATTTGCCGAAGAGACGGATTTTAACGCCGTCCGTCTCAAGGCTCTTTCGGAAGATACCTATCAAATCGAAGTGCAGAACAGTTCCGGAACGAGGGTCTTCTCGGTCGACAGCTCAGGCAACACCTACATTTCCGGGACGCTGAGCAATTCAAGGGAAAGGTCTATTCCTCTTCCGCTTATGGGTTTTCTATCGGATACGGACGCAAGTCCGCTTTCGACATCATCGAACCCGGGGCTCGAGATTGATGATCTTATCCCTAACATCGTTTGGGCGGACGGCGAAACGACCCCTGTAGTCACAACTTTCAGGGTGCCATCCGACTATTCGAGCGGCGGGGCTTTCCGGTTGCTGTGTACGGAAAGCGACTCTACGACTCCGAACCAAGTCGATTTCGATGTGTACGTCAACAGAAGCGGATCGGCCCTTGATGCTGCCGCAACTGGGCAGACTCCGGTTGCTCTCGGGACGGGATCTTACACGGCGACTCCGGTTGTCGTTACCCTGACCCCGGCGACGGATTTTGCGAGTTTGGCGGCGGGCGATTGGGTCACTTTGCGGATTTGGCGGGATAACGCGGCGGCTGGAACCGGCGACCTTGAGGTGAAGGGTGTTGAGTTCTATTACACGGCGAGTCAGTGATTTCCTAACCGATACCATGGAGGGGGAGCGGTATTTCCCCCTCCTGGTAATCGTTGTCATTTGCGGTGTTGCTCTTTTTCTTCCGAGCAAGATCATAGATCTGCGCGTGCAGAAATCGCTCTTTCCCATGATGGCAATTTACCTGTTTATCTGCGGACTTATCTATGCGAAGGCTAACAGAACGGTAGGAATCCTTGGCGCGTTTGTCCTGCTTTATACGGTCGCTATGTTCACGACAGACCCGTACACATTCTTCCTGATATCCATATTTTATCTGGCGTTCTATCTCCTCGCGGTGACGTTCTATAAGGATTACGTTCGCCCTTATAGGGATCTTCTCATTAACTCGCTATGTATTTTCGCATTCGTAAATGTCCTTTGGCTGGTTCTTCAGCATTACGGGATCTACTTTTTCTTCTATCCGAAGCCGGGAAGCCTTGATTTAGAGACGGGCTGGTTTGCGAACAGGAACGAGGTTTCCGTCTATCTGGCAATAACGACCCCCCTCTTTTTCAGGAAAAGATGGGCATGGGGGCTTATCCCTCAAGCTCTTGGTTTGGCCCTCGCCAATACGACAAACGGAGCGATGACGGCAATTATAGTTTCATGCGCCTATGGCGTCTACATGCTCTTCCGGAAATACAAAAACGGAAGAATGCTGATCGTCATATCCTGCTTCGCTTTGGCCTTCTGGTCCCTTGCCGGATACATGAAATTCATCCATACGGGTAACATTTCCGGACGGATGGAAGTCTACATTGCCACGCTTGATCTTATCAAGGAAAAGCCGATTTTCGGATGGGGGATCGGGCAGAGTTTCTACGTCGTTCCGCTCTACGCGAATGCCGAAAAGCAAAAGCGCGAGATTGTGGGAAAGCTGGCTAATTCGGTTTTATACAAGGAAGATTTCAAGAAGCTATACAGGGAAAAGCATAATTTCAATAACAAAATCGAATACCTTTGGATTCATCTTCATAACGACTATGAGCAATGGACGGTCGATACAGGGTTTGTCGGCCTATTCTTGCTTCTGCTGGTCATCGTTTCCCATTTCATCGCGTTTATCAAGACGAAAGGACGGGATGTCATTATAGGGCTATCTACCCTTGCAATTCTGATTTCGGCAAACGCATTTTTCACGCTTCAGATGGGGTGCTTTTTAATCGTTTTGGTTTTGTTCATGGCCATGATCCAGGGGGAGTATGTCAGTCAAAGAAGTGCACACTGATAGCGATTACCAGCTTACCTGTACGCACAAGGGGCCGAACGGTGGTCTAATCCTGCGTAACAAGGATGCCCATTTCGCACTCTGCGGGATAGCGGTCGGGGTGGCGATATACAACGACACGGATGGGTCAAATGGTCTTGTAACGGCGGTCACAGATACGCAGGTGACATGCACCCTGGCAGGGGGAGCGGCGAACACGTGGACGAATGGTGATACGGCCTATATCTACAAGACGGCGACGAAGGACGGTTTTCTTTCTGCGATAGACACCGACCGGAGCCGGGGATGGAAGGTCGTCAAAGGTGACGTTCTCGATGAGGACGGTTTCCGCCCCGAAGATGCAGACCTTGACCGGCAGGACAAGAACACGTTTGGACCCGGGCAGCCCGAAAGGAGATAGTTGTGGACGGAAAAACAATGACAAGCAGGGTTCTCCAACTCCTGAACGAGACGAGCACTTCCGCAATTATCAATTCCCGGCTGACCTATGACTTTTTGAACGACGCCGCTCGGGACTGGGTCATTCAGACGCAATGCCTGACCAAGGAACAAACCATAACGACCGTAGCTCATCAATCGGAATATGTCTTGAACGCCGATTATCTTGGGCTCTATCTCAAGCACGGCGGAAAATATTTCGTCAAATATTACGACGGGTCAAACTACATATTCATCGATTTCCGGGAATATGCGGAAAGCTATTACGAAAATGATACGACCCCCGTTGATGTGCCTAGCTTCTTTAGCATTCGGGATTACGGAAGCCTTTACACCCAGGTGACAGGCACGGCGAATGCGGATGGAGCGGCTACCGGGGGAAGATGCCTTCTGACAACCTTAACGGACAAATTCACGAACGTCAGCGCGGGGGATCAGGTTCACAACACCACGGATGCCTCGGACGGCGTTGTCCTCTCCGTCACGGATACGAAAAACATCTATATCGCCCTCTTTGGCGGGACTAACAACGATATTAGCGCCGCGGACGCCTTTGTCATCCAGCCCCGAGCCCGTTTGATGCTCGTCCTCGATCCGCCCGCCGACGATGCTGGGGATTATGTCTATGTGCCATACCTTCAGGCCCCGGACCCGGTTTATCACGATTATGGGCTTTTCCGGATAAACTTCGATTATACCGAGGCGTTGGCCAACTATGCGGCCTGGAAATACAAATACAAAGACAAGGCGGCTGATTACGGGGATCGGTTCTATGCGGCTTATCTGGCAGAAATAGCGAAATATCGGCGTCAGACTCCTATTGCGATGGCGAAGAATAACGCCCGTATTTACCCGAGGATGAAGTGATGCTTTTTAGAGTCCTTTCATGTCTGATTATTGCGCTTCTCTTCGCTCTTCCTGCGTCCGCTGCGGATGAGATGCTGAAAAGCAAGGTCATCCCGCTTAACGGAAAGCTCATTCAATCCGATGACGCAACCCAGATCGGAACCAATTTTCAAACGCTTCAAAATCTGCGCCCTACGGACAGCCATGTAAAGGGCGTGGGCGGGATGACCAAGGTTAATTCCACGGTCCTTTCGGCCTATCCCTATATCAAAAACGCATTCCATTTCAACAAGATTCAGCCGACCGAAAGCCATGTTCTCCTGCATGCCTATGATGCAACTGGGACTACTGCGGTCTTGATCGAAAGCGAGGCAAGCGTTCCGGCGGGCGGTGATTTTGTCGAGGCTACCCCGGTCGTTTCTCTTACCTCCTATGCTGATGGATTTTTCGCTACCGTCCCGAATGACAACGTTGTCTTTGCGAACGGGAACGAGCAATACATTTATGGCGGGGACGAATCGGAAATTGCATCTTTCTTTACCTCGTCATCCGCCGTGACATATACGGTCACAAACTCTAACGATTATAGCGACATTCTAAACAACACAAGAACGGAAACGGATCAGATCGCAACCCTTTCCGTGTCCGGCGGGAACGATGCCTACACGGTTCTTCTCTTGCACATGGACGGGGCCAATAATGGCACGACTTTTACCGACAGTTCCGCCTCGCTTCATGCCGTGGCCGCCAATGGGGCGGCCAAGACGATTACAAGCCAGCTTGTTTTCGGCACGGCTTCCTCTTGGCAAAACGCACCCGGAGATTACCTGTCCTCTGCAGATAGCGATGATTGGTCTTTCGGAACCGGGAATTTCACCATCGATACCTGGGTAAAATTCACGAATATCGCGGCAGAACAATACATTATTTCTCAATACCAGGATGCCAATAACTTTTGGTCGGTCTATAAGACATCCCATGTCGCAGGGGACATTCTGTATATAAGGTTCACCATTGGAGGCGTAAGCAAGGCTTATTATACCTCTGCCGCAGGATGGCCGGGAATTGTGCAGGATACCTGGTACCATCTGGCGATTGTCAGGAACGGGACGGCCCTCAACGCCTATATCGGCGGGGTAAATATCCCGTTAAGCGTTACTACTGCTATAGGATCTTCTGACCTGGGGAACGTCGCCGGTTCTCTCTATCTCGGGTATGACGGCCATACGCCGGGAAGCGAACTGAACGGCGATCTCGATGAACTTCGAATATCGAAAGGGGTTGCCAGGTGGACGGGCGATTTCTCTTCATCCCTTCCGACACAGGCATACGGGAACGCCTCCAATACGTTTCTCGTGGGTTCAAGAAAGCAATTAAAGGGCGTCAAAATATACGTCTATTCGGGAAACACCGTTGCCTCGACCATGACCGTAAAGGAATGGCAGGGAACGACCTGGGCGACGCTTGCGGTCACGGATAACACCGATACCGGGGCCACCCTAGCAGTTACCGGCACAATAAACTGGACGGCATCCGGGGCGGCCAAACAGCGGTATATTAACGGCGTCTCGCTCTACTGGTATCAATTCAGCTTCGATGCCGGCCAGGCGTCGATCTATTACGTCACGACAAATGCTGCCGCTCAGAGCATAACGAACACTTGGAGCGGCGAAGAGTCGCTGGCCATCAAGACCTTAAAGTACAATGGCACTACGTACATCGATTATTCTATAGAAGTTGCCGATGATTCCCAAAGCACTTATGCAGACCTAAGCAGCCTTGCGGTGGCCCATTTTCTGGTCGTCGGGTTTACCCAGCCTCAGCAGGGCCTAGACATTACTTTCGTTGCCGGATCGGAAAATACGACCGCCGCAACGACTATGACTGCAAAATATTGGAAGGGCGACAACTGGGAAGATGTTGTTGCCCTGAGCGACGGGACGCTTACCACTACAACGTCGATGAGCAAGGGCGGGACGGTCATCTGGCAGGGTAAGGAAACAGGCGAGTTTGTCACGACCATCTCCAACGAAGTCCCGCTTTATTATTACAAAGTCTCATTTGCCGGCATACTCGATGCGGACGTTAAGGTGTCGGAAATAAGGGGCATTCCTTTCCCGAAGGCGATTCCCCCTTATACCTTTCCGACCATGTACCAAAACCGGACGGTCTTGCTAAGCGACAAGAACGGGAAGAAAAACAAACTGCTTTATTCGGCAGAGGCAATGGAGTCCACCTTTAACGGAGAGGATTCGGGCGAGTTGTACGTAGGCGACGAATCCGAATTGACCGCCGCTTGTACTCTGAGCCTTGTACTGACCTCGGCCCTGGAACAACTGATAATCACGAAAAAGAACCAGACCTATCGGCTCTTCGGGAAAGACCCTTCCGTGTGGGAACTGCAACTTATTTCCGGGACGGTCGGCTGCGTAGCCCCCAAAACCATGAAAACGGTGAGCCTTCCCTTGGATAGCGTGTCCAACTATATCGGTCGGCATATTGCAATCTGGCAGGGCGCAGACGGGATTTATGTCACGGACGGACGGACCCCCTCGCCTATTCACGGGGACATCAAGAACCTCTTTGACAAGCGGTCCTCGGCTTCCATTAATACGGCGAAAATTGCGGATTCCGTCGGATTCATCGACCATGAAAATCTTGAATATCATTGGTTGTTTGCAAGTGGATCGTCGGCGACGCTTGATAAGGAATACGTTTTCGACCTGAGACGTTGGAAATGGTTTGAAATCGACCGGGGAACAGGGAAGCGGCTGCAATGCGGCTTCAAGGTCACGGATACCTACGGGAACAACTATACCTACGGGGCGATCAATGCCGGGTATATCGAACGCCTGGAATACGGGAATAGCTTTGACGGCGGGAACATCGTTCATACGTTCCAGCTCGGAGACTTCGCCCTTGCCGACAATCCGCTTTACGAGACACGTGCTCAGTATGTCAATCTTTCGATGGTGGCAAAGACCACGACCGCGAACAGCGTTTTATACACCCATTACGTTGACACGGAGACTAGCGGGACTTCGTTCACGATGTCGCCCGTTTCGAGTGGAAAACGTGTTGCGAACGTGGTTGCAAACATCAATTCCAAAATCGGGGTGTTCCATTCACCCAAGTTTGTCATGACCACGAATAATGAAACAATCGGCTTCGAGCCGCTGTACATGGGATTTTTCTACAAGGTCGAACGGGAACACTTGCGTTAAGGAGGTTTTGAGATGGCAACGTCATACGGCTTGGATCTTACAAGGGCCCTGCGGTCACTTCGTCAAAGAAAGGCGGCTGGGGGATACGTTCCTCAGAGCTTCATCAATGATATTCTTGAAGCGAATATCAATACAGCGGCGGGAAATGCAAGGTCCGAGCGAGCCCTTGATCTTAGCGAACAGGCGCAAAAAACATCCGCCGAAAACGCGGCGCGCAGTCTTGCTCTCAGCGAAGCCAACGCTGCGACTCAAAAAGAGCAATACGCAACGTCCCTGGCGGAACAGCAGAGACAGGCCGACCTTAATCGCGCCCTGACAGAAGAGCAGATCGCCAACGCAGGAAAGTCCAGCATCGCAAGCATGGTGACGCAGTTGCCCGTTTCCGTGTTGGCCGGAAAACAGGCTTACGACTGGATTACCAAAAAGACGCCGGGGACAGCCACGGAAACACTTAACGATTTACCGCCTTCGGCCACGATTGAGCCCACTACGCCGACATCCACAACCGCGTCCAACGCTTCCACCATAGCAGGGGTAGGCGCAGAGGCACCGACGAGCATCGAAAATTATCCGGATTGGCTAAAGCCCCGTGCCGATGATACGCTGAAGCCTCTTGATAGGATGTTTGGAGAACCTACAGGAGCGACTCCGGAAATGTATGAAATGGGTACCCCCTCAATGGATACTTCCATTCCAGGAGCAGCGGTTGAGTCTTCCCCGGTAACGACGGGGGCAGAAGTCGGAACGGGGACCACCTCGGGGGCTGCGGAAGTGGGAGGAGCGACAATTGGCGGTGTTTTGGGAACAGCAGCACCTTATGTTGCCGCAGCTCGTATCGGGATGCCGATTTTAGGTGGCATCCTTGAAAAATATTCTCCCGGCGAAGAAGGAAGCAGCAACGTCTTTCAGCAGGGCGCACGGATAACAGGTGAAGATTACATGCGGCCTATTGAAGCAGTGACGGAAACCGCTTTCGGAGTAGAAACTCCTGAAATTATAGATGTTGCATTTAACCCTGGCGGATACCTGATGAACAAGATTTCCGGCGGTGGCACATGGCTTTGCACAGCCGCAGACAAACATATCGGAGTGACCAAAGAAGAAAAGAAGGCTCTGCGGAAGCTCCGAAGGTACGTGAAGAAGAACCACGGGGGATGGCTACAAGCCTATTTCATCAATGGCCCCGAACTGATTGACGCGATCGAAGATCAAGAGGCCGATCTCTACAAATTCTACCTGACGCTCAAAAAGGGCCTCGTAGACACGGTTGTGGGGATGATCGAAAAGGATTGCATGGAAGATGCGTTTGGTTTCTACAAGGCGATAACCATTGAACTGTTCCAGAAGTACACGCCGAACATCGAAATCAAGGAGGCGTCGGGGAGGGTTCGCTGATGTTCTTAATCCGATCTTCCCAAGCCGGATGGGTATCCCAAAACCCGCCCGCGTCCACGGTAAGCGCTTTGAGGTTTTTGAGAATATGAACTTGTTTTTCGACCGACATATTAAAACATCGCTGGCACGCTTCGGATGCCATTTTGTCCGCGTCGTATTCCTGCGTCTTGCTGAAGTTGTTAACTATGGCGGGGTTGATGATGTGATTAAGGTATCCGGCACCGGGAATGATCCTGTTGACAATAAGCATCGTTCCAGTGACGGCGTAGCTGGCCGTTACCCGGTTGTTGTAATGGTCAAGTTTCACATGCGAAAGCTCATGGGCAAGGATGAAAGTCAGGGATTCGTCGTCAAGGATGAATGCGCCTTCGGTGATAAATATCCTTCCATCTTTGTTGACACCGGCATTGATGGCGTGTCCTCTCATAAGGTAAAGACGCATATTTTTAGAGTTATAGGGAATCTGCATACAGTCATGAAGCGTTTCATATATCGCTACAGTGGGCCGGGCCTTGATATTGGCGGGAATCGTATAGGGAGTTTTCGCGGCTTGCTGGCTTCCGGCGCACCCGCATAGGAAGGAAAGAATGACGAACGGAATCAACTTTTTCACGGCTATATTATCCCACGTCTGCGGGAATTGTAAAGCCTTTTCTTTAGGGGGGTCTAGTCATGGATTGGGGCGGAATCGGAGCGTTTGCAGGCGGGATTAATCAGGGAAATGCCCAAAATTTAAAGACCATCTATGACATTCAGCGGGAACAGCGGGAAGCCGACCGCGCAGAAATGGAGAAGAACAAGAACACCTTCCTCATGAACAAGTTGAAAGAGGAGGAAAAGCCGGTATTTCTGGATACTTACCGACAAAACAATCCGAATATAGGGGAGAACGTTTTTAATGCCCTGAAATCAAAGGCGGAAGCGGCGGGGCTTCTCTATAACAGCGTGGATGGACGGCAATACTTCAAACGCGGGCAGGGGAAGGAGTTTCTTAGTTTTCTTGGAACAAACGACAAAGAAGAGCTTATCGGGGCGCAACTGAAAGACCTTCTGGCGAAGAAGGATCAACTCGCACAGACGGTCGCCCAGGCAAAGAATCCGGATGAGGCGGTAAAGCTCAAGGCGCAGCTCGACCAAGTGACGCAGGAAGCGGACAACCTGTCTTATCAGTCCACGGCATATCTAAAGAAAAAAATGATGGAAAAGGAAAGGTCAAACCCTCTTTCCAATAAACAATACGTCAATCCACAAGGGCAACTCGTTATCGTGAACGAGAACGATCCGAACGCGAACGCAGTTATTCAGGAGAACGGATTAAAGCCGTACAGTGCAGAAGGAAAAACGCAGTCTGAGGAACAACTTACGGCACGGGCTTTGAAGGGCGACCAAGAAGCCGGGGCAATCCTCAAGGCCATGCAAGCCCGGAAGATAGAAACGGCCCGCGCCGGTGCCGCTGCAATGGCCGGAGAAAAGGATAAGGCACTTGACGTTCCCGCCTTGGCTCAATCTGTAATTGATGGGCAGGACGCCCCCATCGCCATCAAGGGGTCCATGGGGAACCCTCTTGCGGCGAAGGTCAAGACGGAAGTCTTGAAGAAAAATCCGAAATTCAGGTTCGACCTTGCGGATGCAAATTACAAGTGGAAACAGAGCGCCGTCAACCAGCGGACCATCAATTTCGCGGGGGGTGCTCTCCCGCGTCTTACGGCACTGGATGAACAGCTTTCTGCCCTTCCGAATGTCGATATCAACGCGATCAACCGCATAATGGCGGCGACCTCGAAGGAATTCGGAAAGCCCGAATATACGAACTTTGAATCGAACCGAAACGCCATCGTTCAGGAAGTGAACACTGCCCTTTCCGGGTCTTCGCAGGCGTCTGACATGCGGATTGTCATTGAATTGGAAAACCTGAAATCGGCCCGCTCCCCCGCTCAGATTAGGGGCGCAATATCGAACCTCCGGGAAGCCCTTATCGCCCGCGTCGATGTTGACTTGTCTCCGCTCTATCCACAGGAAGTCGTCAAGGGCGAAAAGACGATGGAGCAGTACAAGAAGGAAATGTTCGACAAATACCGGGGGAAATACGGCGTTGCGAGTCAAGCAGGAAGCGGTAGCGCGGCCCCGAAAAACGACATGGATGCCTTTTGGAAAAAATAGGTGACGGAATGCCTTTTGACTTAGCAGCCGCGAGACAGGCCGGAAAGACAGACGATCAAATAGCCTCCTATTTGGGGCAGACCCTTGGATTCGACGTTGACGCCGCTGTGAAGTCCGGGAAAACTCCTTCGGATATTGCTGAATACCTTTCGACGCATGAACGGCCCAAGGTCGAGGAACCCAAAGGATTCGCCTCCTCAGTTGGTAGCGATATTGGAAAGCGTTCCGGGAACGTGGCGGACATCTTCACCAAGAACGTTCCAGCCGACGAGTCGGTCATGGGGTCTGTCAACAAGCTCCCCTCGAGAGCACTTCAGGTAATCGGCCAAGGATCCGGTCTTGTCAATGACGTGACCGCAGAAGGGCTTAAGTCTGCATATCGGATGTTTGTTCCGAAATCGGCCCAGGAATACTTGAGCGAGAAGGCTTCCGCGATCTCCGAAAGCCCTACGGTTCAATCGACGCTGAAATCTCTGACCGGGGCCTATGAAGGGGCAAAAGAACGTTTCCCCGAGGGTATGCGGAATGTGGAGGCGGTTGCGAATATTACGGGGGCGCTGCCGATTTTAAAGGGCGCTTCCCTAGTCGGAAAAGGCTCCCTGTCAGCCGGCAAAGAGGGCGTCAATATCGCCAAGGACGTAGCGAAAATCGCGGGCGGTTCGGCAGAAGAGTCATTCACCCGGAAACTTGACAACGTGGTCCGCTACGGCGTCGAAAAGGCCCTACGTCCAAGCGTGGCCGGAAAAGGGACCGCTCCACAGATGAAGTCCTATTATGACAGGGCTACTAGCGCCGTCAAGGACATCATTTCAAACAAGGAAAATCTCGTCCTGACGGATGCAGAAGGGAACGCCATCAAGGGCGCATTACCTTCATCCCTGAAGCAATTCTCAGAGGCCGTTGACCAGACGAAAAAGAACATTTTCCGCCAGTATGACGATATGGCGAAACAGGCCGGAGAGAATGGGGCAATAGTTAAACTTGATCCGGCAGTAAATGAACTTGAGAAGGTAGGGAAAAGCGTTGTTTTGCAGGACAACGCCCCGGAAGTGGCTTCTTATGCCCAAACGAGAGCAGTGGCATTTAAAAATCGGGGGTCCTATACGACGGAAGAGGCTCAAGACGCTATTGCCATATACAACAAATCCCTTGAGGCATATTATCGCAACCCTTCTTATGAGAATGCCAGCAAGGCGGGGATTGATGCGCTTATAGCAAACAATCTTAGGAAATCCCTTGATAAATCAATCGAAACTCTAGCCGGTCCTGGCTATCAGGATCTTAAGAATTCCTATGGTGCATTAAAGGAAATCGAAGAGGATGTAACACATAGGGCTATTGTTGATGCCCGAAAGAATATCAAAGGACTCGTTGATTTCACTGACATCTATACATCCGGGGAACTTGTTGCCGGTCTTGCCACTCAAAATCCTGGAATGATTCTCAAGGGCGGGGTTTGGAAGGGTGTTCAGCAATATATAAAAATCATGAATAACCCAAACCGCGTTGTTAAATCCATGTTCGGGAATGCGGAAAGCCTCATAAACAATCAGACGGCGGGATTCAAGAGCAAGACATTTAATGCATTGACAAGGGAAGCACTGCCTCCGCAAGAGGTTGCCCGAAATATGGAAATCCTCAAATCGAAACTATCGGAAGTAAATCCAGAACAGGCCTTAAGGTCAAAACTTAATAATTCCCCCGAGACAACCCCGAAGGCCGTGGGCGGGATAAAAAAACTTGATGTCGTTAATGATGTGTCATTGGATAATTTCATTGACCATATCGAAAAAGAAAAAACAGGTGATACTATTGGTTTGCGCGGAATATACAAGCACGAACTTGGAAAAAAAGACCTCAAACCCTCCAATGACATGCGGGAGTTTGAAGATGGAACGTATGCAAATCGTAAACTTTCCGGGACTTCCGCCATAGAATTTGTCGGTAATTGGGATAATTTATCGAGGGACAGCCTCATTGCTAGCTTAGGCAAGGCATTAAAAGATGTTGCCCCCTACGGTGATGCCAATGAAGTCGCCATTGTTAGTGGAAACCTAAGCAAGAATGAAATATTTAATGATATTGGAGAAATTGTATTAAATGATGCAAAGGTAATCGGGTATATAGGAGACGTTGACCTTGCTGCATTATCACAGATTAAAAAACCTAAACAACTATATACTCTAAGTGGTACGGGAGATTTTGTAAAAGCAACCACACAAGTTAAAAATGAGCGCGGTGGCTATACCGGATATTGGAAGCAATTCAAAAAAGATACTAACCCATCTATTATTGAAGAATGGGCGAAGGGTATTCAGAAAGAAAAAATCCTCCCTAACCCATCCCGCCCCCCGGAGGGCATAAAGACAAAACCGAAAGGAAAATGAAATAGGAGGCACACCATGAAGAAAGTTTTAGCGGCAATCATTATTATCCTGCTTTGGGCGGTCCCTGCCTTCGGAGCGGAATGGAGCTTTGGAAGCGGGATGCAAACCGGAAGCGCAGCAATCAAGGCTGGGCCGGGAATGCTCAAGCAGATCATCGTTTCGACGGATGGAAACACGCCGGTCACTATTGATCTTTACGACCACGCTTCTACACCAAGCGGCGTAAGGCTTATCCCGACGTGGACCGTGACGACTTCATCCGTGGACAGAATTCAGACACTTCCGATTGACAATGAACGGTTCGTCAATGGGATTTACGCGAATATCGTTTCGGGAGCGCCGAGTCCCGGATATGTGGTGATCTGGAAGGAATAAAAATGGGTGCCCCCATGAAGAAAATCCTCAGAATATTTCTTTGCGCGGCCCTCCTGTTGGCTGCTTCGACGGCGGGGGCTTTTGACAACTTCCCGCTGAGAAGCAATCTGCATCTTTCGCCCAAGTTGAATAGGTCGATGCTTCAGGCCGAAACGGTGGCCTATTATGACCTTGTTGGATGGTCGGGGGTAAGTGCCTCCACTATCACAACCCTGGACAACAATATCCGGCTGGTAAAGTTCGGGTCGGGAATTACGTTGGCCTCTGTGACCGCCAAATTGTCCCTTGTCTCTCCTCGCCTCGTCACCCAATCCTCTGTCGATCTTCGCCCCTACGCCATGATTCCCGGCGCCTCGTTCTCCTTCTCGGACGGCACCAAGTCGGCCGTTTTCAGCGGGGGGTCGGCGGGGACGGGGGAGACGCTGGGGGCAGAACTCACAACCGGGTGGACTTCCAATGCTCCATATCCGTATGAAACATTTTCCAGTGCGGGGAAAAACATTGACTCGGCTATCGGGGATAGCTCTCATGCGATCATGCGTGCCTACGCTACAGCCTTAGCCAACCCCGCTGGAAAACTATACAAGAATGAAACGACCATCACATTAAACAGCGGAAGCGGACCAGACTTCTATTACCACGCGTTGTCTGATTTAGCGGGGGCAGGGATTGTCACGGCTAAGGCGTACGTCAATGGCATCAACACGACGTATTTCACAGGCACATCTGCCCAATATACAGGATTCAGGACAAATGCCGATATAGCGACAAATTATTCAGCGGTGTGGAGCAATAAACAAGTTCTCACCGCCGACACCACAGGGGCCAACTTCTCGGCAGTCACCGACGGCGGCGTGAACCCCAATATCGCAACGTGGACCGTCACGATAACGAAGCCATAGGAGGTGTAGAGGTGAAAAAAATACTGTTCTTCGTCGCAATAATCTTCTTTTTCTCCTGTGGGCTCGGAAACTGCTATGCCGAAAAGAAATTCAAGATTTACAAAGCGAACAAGTACGATAAAGTGCTTAAATACCAAGCAAAATTGCAGAAGCATTACAACGATACCCATATACCGGGAACGCCCTGGATTATCTCTTGTCCGGTTGTGACCTGGGAAGGCAAATATGCGATGACGCTGATCGGAACGGGAACGCCGGAAAACGATGGCGATGATGGGGACACAGAAAGCATCGAACCGCCGATCATGCCGGGAGAGTAAGGGTAGGGCGGGTTGCGTCTAGCCACGCACCGGGGATGTCTCCGGCCCCGCCCCAAAAAGGTGACTATCAAATCGGAAGGGGGATGTCAAATGGGCGACAACGAATCAAGATATCCGACGTGGAAGTGGTGGCTAATGCTCGCCCTGACTATTATCGGGTTTCTCGTCGTAAGGGGAATAAATTCCATAGAGGCTAGGCAAATAGCCACTGAAGCAGATTGCAAGACGCTAACCCTCAAGGTGAATGCCCTGGAAACTACTTTGCCCCATATCGTAGCAACCCTTGAGAGGATCGAAGAAACCCAAAAAGAGGATAACCAGGAGTTGAAAAAGGGGCTATCCGAAGTGGCAAAGGCTCTTACGGCGCACGAGAAAAACACGGTCACGATCAAGAAATATAAGGATTAGAAATGAACCTTACAACGCGACAAATCGAAACGGAAATCAAGATTCGGCGAATCTCGGCGGCAATGGGCCTTGATCCAGCATGGGCCCTAGCAGTCGCTATGGTGGAAAGCTCGCTTGGGGAAAAGCAGAAATCCCCCACGGGATGCCGGGGAGTATTCCAAATGTCCGCGATCGCCATGAAAGACCTTCTGCAGGAGATGGAAAAGCAGGACGACGACCTTATAGACATAGCTTGTGGGCTGGCATTTCTTCATCTTCTCCTGAAGCGCCATAAGACTATGGAGGCGGCCACGGCTAAATTCTGCGATCCGAATGACCGGGATTTCTACGTGTCAAGGGTTGTGAATTATATGGAGGTGTTTAAATGAGCAAGTTTTTTACAGAGCTAGACGTTGTGTGTATAAATGATGGATGCTGGAAACTCGATTCCCCGCTGATTTACGAAAGCGACGTTGAAGGCGTGGGCAAGATCGAAGTGCCGAAGGGATTTGAAACGGACTTCGCCAGCGTTCCTCGCGTCCCTGTATTCTTCACTCTTTTTGGCGATCGTGCGCACCGGGAAGCGGTCTTACATGATTATGGATACAGGTGCGACTCGATACCTGTGATGGAGAGATCCACGGTTGACGATCTATTCCTTGAAGCAATGAAAGAGCGGGGGAAGGGGTTCTTTGTCCGGTATGCGATGTACTGGGGCGTCAGGCTTGGCGGCTGGACGGCTTACCACAAGAAGAAGGTTCTTGACAAATTGTAAGAAATTATGTATAGTTAACTTATGAACAGAACAGAATATCATAGACAATATGCAAAGAAAAATAGGGGGCTTCTTAATGCTATCGAAAATAAATATTATCACGCAAACCGTGAAAAAATATTGGAGAAGGCAAAACTTTATTACCAAGAGAATAAAGAAAGAATAAAAAACACAGGGAAAAAATATTATGAAAAAAACAAGGATAAAATTAGGAAAAGAGATCAACTATACCGATCACAAAATGCGGACAAAGTTAGGGAGAGCCAAAGGCTTTCAGGGGTAGCAAGGCGAGCGAAGGACCCTGTATACAGGTTACGCAAAAATGTTTCGAGAGTTCTTAATACCTTATTAACTTCAGGTAAAAACAGAAAAAGCACGGAAGAATTATTGGGATATTCGATTGACATTCTAAGACATCATCTTGAGAAGCAATTTCAGGCAGGGATGACATGGGACAACTACGGACAATGGCATATCGACCATATAATTCCCGTGTCAGCGTTTAACTTTTCCTCGGTTAACGATATTGACTTTAAAAAATGCTGGTCATTAAAAAATTTACAGCCATTATGGGCAGAAGATAACCACAAAAAGAAGGGAAGATTAGATAAGCCATTTCAACCATCGTTGGCAATGATATAGCTTAAAGAACGTGGGGGATAAGCTGTAGATACATTCTACTGTCATGGCATTATCTCTAACAGGCTACTCAGCCCATCCCATAGGCTGCACGGTTCTCCATTTTCGTAATAATATAGTAAGCCGGATCTTATCACCCATACGTGGTGGGTTTTCGTTTTTCTATATGTGGACAATAAATAAGTCCATTTGTTTTCACCACTACCACCTTCAACTTTATACCATGCGGGATATGGACCTGATCCCACCCAATAATCGATTGTTGGATTATTATTTTCCGTGACCGCTGCGAAGGAAGTCCACAGAAGCACAAGTGTTAGGAAAATAATTATGGATTTTCTCATTTTCCCTTTCCGCATTCTGTCCGAAAATATAGCTCAGGAATAGGGATTTGCTTAACGGTTTTTTGCGAGCCGGAAAGATCTACCTCCCATAGCTCATAAACATACCTGTCTGGCTCAACAATCGGTGTTTTTCTGTTCTCTCTTTGCCAAACAATAATCGCGGCTTCTTCCGGAGAAGATACTATCCGCTTGTCCGCACCAAGATTTCCCGAGAAGCTCCACACCGTCAACGCAATAAAAATAAATATTTTCATTTCTCATCCTTTCCGCAGTCAACATTTATTTGGACTCTTTGAGCATTTCCTTTAAACTGTTGCACCCCCCTTGGCGATGGGTTGCCGTCTTTCCGGTCGCTCTGATAATTGCCCGAAGGCGGTGCATATAGTCGTATAATTCCGACTCTCCATGGACATTGACAAGCCGCTCATGGAACCAGATCAAAATTTCTCTGTCTGTCTCAGCCATCACCCCTCCTTCACCCCCTCCCGTTCACCTGGATTCCAGCCAGTCAGCCACCATCCCGCACCGCTCCTCGTAGCCCTCACCGGAGAGGCAGATAATCCATGCGAACAGTTTCCCATCGTATCGCTTCCATCTGGCCTCATAATGCTCGTAGGCGTATTCGCAGAAATCTTCCCACTTTCTCGCCTTCCAGATCGCCCGATAGAGGGCCATCATGTCGGATTCGGTGATGAAGGTGCGGTTCTTTAATTGATGATCCATTGCTTCAGAAGCAAACATCATTTTTGCACCACAACTGCAATGAAAATCAAGGACTAACCCTGATATCTCATGCCAGCAATCGCCCAAATAGAGTGTCAGCATCTTTCGTTGGTCGTCAGTTAGGTGATTTGATGCTTCTTTCATATCGTTTACCCCCCATTTATAATCTTCATCATTTGGTCTATTACCGTAATCAGGTCTATCTGTAACGCCGCAGTATCTACGCAAGAAATGACTATCCCCTCTCATCCCTCCACCTCCACTCCACACTGCTTGCACAAGGCCAGGAGAAGGGCGTCGGTAAGATCCGCGTGTATATGGCTTTCCCTGAACTCCTCCCCGGCATCAATAATCAAATTAACTTTCCCATCAGGACAGGAACAAAGCATTACCGCGGGAATTGCATCTTCCGACCAATCTACCATTCCCCAAAGGCTCCTTTTTCTCGCCTCCTCGCTGCTGTCATCGACGGTGAGGGGAGTGACGACCATGTTACCGACCGCAGTTAAACAGTCCATACCAACATCATGCAGAGATCCGCTAAAAAGTGTATGAACCTTCTTGCAATGAGGGCAATACAGCCTGTCATTATTTTGTAACGGCCCCATCGCCTTCCTAATCTTCGGCTGGAGGGACTTATGCATTGCGAGCGTTTTAGGGTTCATGGGTTGGCCTCCTTGAGGGCTTTTCTTTCCGTGAAGCATTCACATCCTTTTGAATGATGAGGCCAACCGGATTGTCCGCTTTCGTTTCCGTGGATTTCTCCGGCTGTACATATATAACCGCGCACCTTTTCGCATCCGCAATGGCCTTTTTCCTTTATGGATTCTGGCATCCTCCTGCAGTACCAATAATCTACGAGGAGAAACTTGCATTGGCAACAGCACTGTTCGGGCCAGGGCTTTTTCCCAAGTTGGCACTCCCCTTCGATAGGAGTAATTAGCTCCCTAAGTGCGTCCCGTTCGACCTTGAGAGCGGCAATTTCCTCTATGGCTTCTTCTCGTTCATATCTGATCGTTGACCTCTCGTAATCTATTTCGGATATTTTCTTATCTCTACCTTTAACCATATTATCCAGGATCGCGCATTTCTGTTTCTGTCCTTCGATCTTGTTGAATAGTTCCGTTATTTCGTCATTCACCAGCTCGCAATCGATTATGCGAATCTTTATTTCCTCCTCGGCGGCGGCGAGGGCTTCCTGTACTTGGCCTAATTCGGCGATGGCAAGCATTTTTCGGGTGCGCTCGTTCTCGATCTCCTCCATTGCTTCGGAGTAGAGACAAAGACCGCCTTCCGGGTGTTCGCTCATTCTGTCAGCATAAAATCTTCGCATCCCTGCCTCCTAGATGTCCATGTTGAGGGCGTCCTTCTATTGAATGGAGATTATTAAGTTCTCTATTTCACTGAGAAGTGTTTTAAGGTTGATAATCACTTCTTCGGTTTCTGTTTCACGATCTTCGTAGATATCCATGATCGCCTTTTTAGCTTTTTCGTACAATTTTTCTTGGCTCATGCTTCCCCCCTATCGGCACGGTCAAGCGCCGGGGTTGGTGTGGTTATGTTAATTCTGCCCGATAGCCTGGCTTAGCTCTTGTCAACGGGTTCCCAGGCGGGACAATCGGTGCGTTTCCCGCATTTGTCACAGTGGCTTTTCAGGTACGTCGTTTCCAGATTGTCGGGACAGGGGTTCGGGGCGGTTTCCTCTTTGCCCGGTGCTTTTCCCTTCGCCTTGATCTTCTCTTTCAGGCTTTCGGTCCCGGATGAAGGCTTAGCCTCTTCGACCTCGAACCAATCCGCCGGGACGCTCATTCCGTCCCTGAGACTATTGTAAATCTTCCGAAGGTTCACGAGCTGGGCCGGGGTGATGGTATCGAGTCGCCGCTGAATGCGCTTCTCGATCTGCTCTTTCGTCACACTGTACGGGGCGAAGGCGTCAACCAGCTTTTTCAGGGCCTCGGGGGAAGTGTCGGCCTTTGCCTTCAATGTCTGTTCGCATTGCGTAACGGCGGATTCAATCACGTCTCCGGGAATGATTGCCAGGATCGCGGCCCGTAGCCTTCTCGCCCCCTGATTGGCCGTCAGTTCGTAGATGTCGCGGGGATCTTCCAGCCGATAAGACCCCTTCTTGGTGTGCCGTTCATGCTTCACCTGGAAGGTCTTGACGTGGCGGGTATTCGTTTCCACGTCCCAACAAAAGGCCTCGACCGTGCTTTCCCCGTTGCGCTGTTCGAGTTCGCGGATACCGAATTGGAGATTCTGCCAGTTCTGCGCGATCGCTTCGGCAAGGCGGATAGACGGGCCGGTGATCTCGGTCCCGCCCCGCGAGTAGGAGTAAAGGGCCTGCTCTGCCAATCCGGGCCGCTGGCAGGCGGTTGAAATCTTATCCATGGCCTCGATCTGATTGCGAGGAAAACGCTTCGCCAGGATAATGGCCCCCTGTACCTCTGCCATTGCTCTTTCCTGCTCGACGGCAACAAGGGCTTGGCCTTGCGGCTTTGTTGCTACTGGTGCTTCGTAAATCGCTGCTTCGTTCATGTTCGATCTTCCTTTCACTTCAGAAGGAACCGTCTGCACGGCTCGCTTTGTTTGAGATATTTTTGATAGACATCCGGCATTTCTTTTTCCAATGCCTTTGCGTCCAACATCTTCCGCCCGTTCGACAGCTTGTAAGTGACAAGTGCGGACCCATCAACATCAATAATGGTGTCGCCCTGATCCCCGAGGGCAATAATCAGTTTGCCCTTAATTTCTTCTTCTTTGGCCTCAAGAGCATCTTTTTCTTTTCGGACGGCTCGTAGGTCGTGTATTGAGAATATTGTCTCAGGAGAGGCAACCACGGCCCCGGTTGCCTTACTTCTGCCGTATCTCTGAATGGCATCGGCGAATGTCACCGGATCGGGCGCGTTTCCATCAACAACCCGTTGCCAAAATTCAGCGCAGGCTTCGATAATCATTTCCTGCAATTCCTTATCGGCAGGGACTTCATAGAGTGCCGGCGCACCCCCCGCGATTGATACGGGAACATCGAACACCGGAAAGGCCGTTACCACCATGTAATGCTGAACTTGAAGCATGTAGTAATCGGGGATCTCGTTTGTTCCCGGCTCTCCCCATCCTTTAGGAGAACGGGCCGTCTTGATCTCCACACCACGGGGATCGTCCGTGAACCCGTCAAGCGAGGCAAGCATGAACGGGTATTTCTGATGAACCATGATCTTTTCGGGAAGTCTCACGCATCGCCCTGTCTCATCGCTGTACCATTGGCGGATAGCAGGCTCCATGCGTTTACCCCAATCGGTTGCTTCGTTACCCTGGAAATCAACAACCTCCTTTCTTTTTTCCTGATAGACCTGATAGGCCGTCTTCCAAGGAGACAACCCCATGATAGCGGCGACATCGGAACCGCCAACCCCTTTCCTTCTTTGTTCAAGCCACTGCGGACCTTCGTTCATCTAGTTCCCCTCTCTCTGCATCAAAATTTCGTCAATATGATCATCCTCCGCCTCCTGCCGTCGCCGCTCATCCTCTTGTTGAAGGTCTTCCTCGCCGTCCAGGTAGTCCGGGGCGCAGTCGTACCAGGAAAGTGGGCGGCCGATTTCTTGGGTCATGGATTTTCCACCTTCAAATATCCAACCCCCTCGCAAGTCGGACACTCTTTCATCGGTTCATTGATCGCCGCCATAAGGTGAGCAAGATAGGAATCAATGGTTTCCTTGAGCGCCGTTTCGTTTTCGGCTTTAAATCCTTCTATTGGTGTATATCCTTTGTAATTTTCCGGGCTCCACGTCATTTCAAAACACGGGAAGAAAACGTCTTTTTGTACCCGCTCTTGATACTTTGGGCGTCGCTTTCGTTTGTCAAAAATACTGTTATTCACGTCCACCGTGTAGTGATACGGCTTCGCTTTCGGGGCCCGCTTCTGAACCGTGAAGCAAAAATTATAGTCACTTGTCACGGAGGCAGCCATCGGATTGATGTTGTTCTTGACGTGTTCCCTAATGATGTCGTAGCTTTCTTTTGAAGAAAGACGGCACGGTTTTTCATGAATGATTAAGCTCGGGAAAGCGATCTTGTCATATAGTTGATGCTCTACACTACCGTTTGTGATGGTCGTTTTCCCGTCTGAATCCCATCTTCCAGCAGCAACAACGTAATTGATTCTTTCCGGGGTAGATACTGCTTCAACAGACGCCACGATGATAAGATCAAGGGGATCTTCAACCTCAATATCAGGTTGTTCATCAGAAACGCTGTTGTAGAGGGAGCGGAGAGGGACGAACTCTTCCTTCCAGCACCACTCGCCTTCATGGAAATATGCCACATCATCCCGCACAAACATTGCCGGAAAACGATCAGATGCAAGCGTTTTGTCGATAAGTTCGTAGCGGTGGTTTATACTTGGTTGGGTCTGCATATGGGAAATCTTCATGGGCTCGTGGTCCACAAAAACCCAGTTTTTGTGAAACGTGGGTCCGGGAGGAAAACCGTCAATCAACATCTTATGCAGCCTATCCCCATCATTGGCTGAATAATATCTGTTTTCTGGGGCTGTCGATAAATAGAACCCGTCTTTAACCTTGACTGCATAGACTTTCATCCCCTCGCCTCCTCAATCCACCTAATCCCCGGCTCAATGGCCTTCCGTTCAAGCTCCGTAGGGGCCGGGAAGATTTCAGACCGGCAGTCGGGGCAATAGGTGTGCTCGATATTACTCCTGTGGTCGGTAAGTTTAAGGGTCTGCGCGTGGTCGCCGGACCAGAGGCAGGAGTCACAGTGGTAGGTTTCTTTCATGGCTTAATCCTCCGAAATTCGATCACCCACACCCAAGGGTTGCTTGACCACGGATATTTTTTTCCGTTTAGGGAGTCCCAAAGGTCTTGAAATCGCCTCTTGTTTGTCCCGTATGGTGCTCCATTAGGTTTCCGGGGATCGGGATACCATTCTTGCGTCCCTTCCTTTTTTGCATCCTCCTCCGTGATCTCCTGCAACCGCTCCACCCGGATGGATACGATTTCAAAGGTGAGGCGGGATTCATGGCGGCGCATATAAATCGAAGGAGTCCATTTAATTCGATACCCTTTGCCTGTCGGTTTCCATTCGTCGGCCCTATAAATCATCTGTTCAGTATCTTGCTCTCCGTGTGTGTCCGTAAACCCATGAATGGTTACTGATGCAAAAGTTTCCCGCACCCACAGCCGGTCTTCGGGGACGCCGTAGGGGCAAATACGAGCCTTCCTGTCTTCCCCCGCGCCAACATGATAGGGGCAATCGGTCCCTTCTTCCGGCTGCGGCTTCACAACTCGCCGCGTCATGGTCTTTCGATCTTCAAGGGTGGCGCGGACCATGGAACCGCTGAATATAATCGGGTGTTCCCTCACGTCCTCGCCTCCCATCTCCACTGCGCCCGAAAGTTTTCCTCCAAAGGGACATGGAATTTCATGGCTGAACCTCCTCGGCCTCCCGATTGGTAAAAAATTGAGAGATTCCCTTATCGGCATTTTTGGGAACAAACTCGTCGTTTTCTTGGCGTCTGAAACGGGCACACCGCCTACAGGGAATATCCCCCGAGTATCCAAACGGCTCACCGCTCGTTATCATTTTCAAAAGGTCGTAATGTCCACAGTTCTTGCAATCTCCGTCTTTCACGATTGAACCTCCTCGGATACTTCCCCCTCCACCGGCTTGCACCCCGGATTGTAGGCCAGATGCTTCTTTTGCTCGGCCAGAATGTCACGCACCTGAAAGGGGTAGTATTTGAGTAGTAACTTGATTTCCGTCCGTGCTATCCAGCTTCGGATTAACATTTTTCCTCCTTCGCCTCATCAGGGGTCGGCTTTGGACACTCCTTCATGTCAACGATCCATCTTCCGAGTTGTCTGCAGAATGGCGATGTCCCGCTCGCGAATCCATAGTTGTAATGCTTATTCCCGCCTTGTTCGCAGGTTCCGGTTATCGACAACGGACAGGGATACTTTTTCATTTCCACTCCTTGCGGTGCGAACATTTCTACAAAGTGGTCCATTATCCTTTTCTGCTCGACTTTCCCAGCGTCTGATTGCTCATACTGTTCTTGTGTAGGCATTAACATCGTTCTCCCTCGCCTCGGGGGTCGGCTTCTTACTGATCCAGCATTTCGACAAGTTCCGATCCTATAGATGACGCTTTTTCAAATGCATTATTGAACATGACATTGTCTTTGATGCTGTGCGCGATCTGCATTTGTTGGATAAGGTTGGTTATGGCATCGGCCTTTTCTAATGCCGTTTGGGGATTATCCATTTCAATACTCATCACGATTCCTCGCTTTCTTTGCGTGTCGGCCTCTTCCCGCCCCGCACAATGGGCGGCTTGACCTCTTTCGGGACTGCCCGGTAAGGGATTAGGTAGAGGGTCATGGGATTAGCTCCGGTTGCTCGTAGATGTTGCCGATAACTTCGCAGTCATAAAACGGACCCCAATTTGAGCATGTGAAAATCCCCTTGTCCGCTATTTTGACATCCCATCTCGCCTCATATTCATCATGGCGGTCGAATTTCTTAGAGGATTCGCTATAAAATCCATCTCCCTGTCCGATGAAATACACAACCACCCCGATATGCCGCTTGTGCTTCTTACGTCTCGACAGGGGCTTGTCAGTATATTCTTGGGTGAGGACAATATCCCCCTCATAAATCTCCTTACCGTTCTTGTCGAGAAGGCTGGCGAACTGCATGAGGACAAGGGCTTCAGGGAAAATTTCATGATCAATAACTTCATTGTCGTAACCGCTCACCATAATTCCGTTCAGCTTCTCGAAAAGAAACCGCATTTCGAGAACATATACCATTTCTTTACGTTCCTTATCCCACGCCCTGAATTTGATTTCCCGGCTCATCTCCTCACCTCATCACGAAAAACAGAATTACCGCCCACACTGGGAGACACAACAGGATCCCAAAGATCATGCCTCGCATATTCACCCCCTGATAATGTTCCAAATCCCCGGAATGACGAGCACGACGACGGCCGTGATCATCGCCAGATAGACAATGGCCTTGATCCCCCGGCAGATGGTCGTCTTAGCCCGTCGCTTGGTGAGCTGAAATTCGTCAAGGGTGATCCATTTCCCGTTGAATTTGACCATGGGTTCGTAGGTAGTCATGGGGCCTCCTATTTATCCTGTTTCATTTTCCTGCCGTGCTTGTCGCATTCGTAAAGGACCGTTCCCTCATAGAAGGCAATCTTATGGGGATAGGCCGGCTCATTTTTCCATTCGAACAGGTCCGCCACTTTGATCTCGACGGCGATGTATCTGTCACCGGGGCGATCCCTGAACTCGTCGCAGAAATAGGGACGCGAACACGCGTGGAACTTTCCCGCCCCACATTCACCGCTCGTGGGATCCCATTCCGGATGAGTAACTGTGCTGCCGATCTCCCAGAGCGTTTCGCGCGGGGTTCCCTCCTGGGTTTTGAAATCCTTCGAAACGCGCTTGAAGAGGATGACTTTGCCGCGCTTCTTTTCAATCCCTTCGCGATCAAAAAAGGGCAGGGGTTTGTATTTCTGAACGACACAGGTCTTTTCGATCTTGAAATCCAACGCCATATCGAAGGGCATGGAGAGGATTGAAAACCCATGCAGGGCGAGCTTGATGCCAGCCGAGAAGGCACGCACTAGGGCATTCTCCCAGGCCACGACGGAGGCATTCTCCCTGGCCACGACGGAGGCATTCCCCCTGGCCACGACGGAGGCATTCCCCCAGGCCTCGACGGAGGCATTCTCCCTGGCCACGACGGAGGCATTCTCCCAGGCCACGACGGAGGCATTCTCCCAGGCCACGACGGAGGCATTCTCCCTGGCCACGACGGAGGCATTCCCCCTGGCCACGACGGAGGCATTCCCCCAGGC